TTAGTCGTTTTCTTGCGTTAACCCAGCTTGCGCGGGACAACTCCACTCTTCTATTAACCACCAGTCGATCCTAGTTCGCCCCCATCATAAACACATAGCTAATAAATTATTCAGATATTGTACTCTTACTAAAAACGGTAACATAGCTACTGCTATTAATACCATTGTTAGATATAATATCCAGAGTTCTCTATCCATGTGTTTATGGTGGAGGCGGCGGGTACCGCCCCCGCGTCCTGTCTAGCGTTTGAATTGCTTCAACGTTGTAATCTTATTTATCAGTCTACTTTAGAAATATTGCCTTCATCGTCTACATTGATATAACGTTGCTGTGCTAGACTATTCACAGCATTAATTACTCCTGCATTAACACCTTCCTTAAAACCTGAGCGATAAGAAAAGAATGCACATGCACCTATAAAAGAAATAGCAATTACTTCTATCAATAAAACCTCCTAAGAGGAGGCAGCACTAGGCTGCCTCTGCGAACTCGATTGCTTTTTCTAGAGCAAAGTTCTTACGATCTTTGTTAGCGCCTAACCAGGCTGATTGCATACGAGTATCTGGATTACGACCAAGTTCATGATCTGCGAGATAAGTTACAGCATTAAATGCCTGCCACCAAGAGCCTTTAGCAAATTCTGCTCCAGGCTGAGTCTCAATGACTTCAATAGCACGAGCTGCATTACGAGACAGGTCAGGGCTCTTCTTAGAGAATGACGGGAACACTACATTCATATACTCATTAAGAGTCATTTCATCGTAGCGCTTAAGGCCAAGAAACTCTGCCATATCCTTATATTTAGCCAACTTCTCACGAGCAAGACCGAGAGTCTGCTTCATCTCTTCTACATCAAATACCTTACGGTGATTCTGAGTAGCTTCTACCTTAGAGGCAGAACCAAGAGATAGTGACAAGGTATTATTACATACTACTCGAATTGGAGTAGAGCGTACATGAATACCTTGACCGAACTGATGAGGATTTACAAGAAGCAAATACTGATCAATCTGATCACCCTTAAAGACTTCAAATGAGTCTTTCATCTTAGCCAGACCCCAAACAATCTGACCATCTTTAAGAGAACCAGCAGTATGCATTTCCATGTCACCTTGCTCTACAAACTCGTTAAAGAGCTCAAATGCGTCAGCGTTCTGACATGGTTCCCATCCTTGCGATACGTTAGATAGAAACTTACCATCAGACTCTCTAACAAGAGCAAACTTACCAGTAGATTTACGAATACCATTCATCTCATAGTAAGTAGGAAATTTGTTAACCATCCAATCCAGGCTAGCAGCTTTTAACATCTCATCTACTGAGATAGTCTCTGCAACCTGAACTCCTAAACCGTGCCAAGGCACTTCACCGGCATACGCCATAGTTTCAACATTATGCGCCATAATAAACTCTCCTCAATTACGCAGTATATGAATAGATAGAACTTGTTGTAGGATACATCCACTCTCCGTCCTGGAAAGCTTTAATAGGACGATCATTCTGGTAGAGACAAGCTACTACACCAGAGTTATCTTCAACGAAGTTCACAATACGATCAAGCTCAACATAAGCTTCATCTACTTCTTCAAAAGACTTTTTAACAGTCTCTTCACCAATTTTACTAATCACCTGGAACATTATATTCTCCTCATTTCCAATTTATATCTTATATTAGTCTCGTCCCGAGAAAAAGGCAACTGTTTTTTTCCTAAAAACGCCTTTTTCCTGTCGCACCATCTTCTTGTTCTGATTTAGATAGTACTTGATAGTTACCTTTATTATAAGCCTGACCTACCACATATTGCTTAGATACTTCCATCTTATATGATGTATCTTTCAATGCACAAGCATCAGGACCAGCCATCATTTTACCAGAAGGTATTTCAGGAGTCTCACGACGATAAGGCTCTTTCAAAGTAAGAGGCTTGAACTCTTCTTTCTTCTGCTTACGGTCGGGATCGATACCCATCTTAATCAGCCAGGCTCTATGCTCTGCATCTGCTTTCTGCCAGCCAGGCTTCTTCTTTTGCTTTTTACGGGAACTAGTTGAGGTATAGATAATAGCCATTACGCAGCCACCTCATCACCAAGGCGAGTAAATCCATCGCGAGCGACTACAAAGCACTTGCCAGTATCTGCTTCGCGAATAACATCGCCAATCGATACTGAATGCATACGATCGATACGAGTAATTTTAGCTTCTGGGCCAATATTACCAATCTCAAAGACTTCGTCAAGATCAGCAGCTTCGATCTCACAAACTAGATTATAGTCAGAGATGAACAATGCTGGATCTACGTTTCCGTAGAACGTCATATCGAAATGCTTACGTTCGATATCTTTGCTAACAAAGTTACCGTCAACGATGTGCTTACGAACGTTGAATTGTAGAACTTGAAACTTCATGATTTATATCCTCTCTCTTCATCTTATACCTTATAATAGTCACAAGAGAGAAATAAATCAACTGTTTTTTTGTGAAAAAAGTAACTTTTTTTCTAATAAGAAAGAAGAGGTTACTCAGGTTTTGTAGGCCAGACTACATCTTCAAGAGAGGTATAAGTGTCTGTAATATCACGTAGTGCTTGTCTATATGCGAGCTGCTCGTCTGACGGGGTTCTATCAGGTAAGACCCACCAATCAGTTTCTGCTATACGTTTATCCCGTTCTTGTCGGAGTAATCGAATAGGTTCCGCATCATTTAGTTCTTGAATTTTTGCATCTAACGTTTCTTGTGTTGGCTTGGCTATAGTATTTTCTTCATACCAAATTAGCTCTTCATAGCGTTCATTACTAATTTCAAAGTAAGCGGTATCTCCATATAATGCAAAAAGTGCATCTGTATATGTTTTCGAATTTGCCATATCTTAGGTCTCCACTTCCATAATGTAAATGTATGAAGATGTTGGTGTCGGTTGATCGTTATATGCACTTCCGTTAATACCGTGAGCAGCAGTAGAGCTATTCGACCGTGCTGGTACCATATTAAAGGTATGACTTCCAGTGCTCAGCCCAGTAAAGGGTTGAGTTCCAGATACTTGAATCATTCCAGGTCCGTTACCATCTCTATCTATATCATGACCTACTATCTGGTAGGTACTCGAATCTTTAAAAATAAGGAACGAGTGCAATCCGGCGTTGGCGCCAGTTCGTCTAAAACTATATCCAAAATGAACAAGAAGTACTGATGACGAGCTTTGTTTAGTATACGTAGCACTCCTTTTAGCAGCATCAATATAGTAAATATTAAGAGATCCTAATCGAGTAACAGCTGCATTATATGTTGTAGATGTTGTGGTGTGATAAATGCTAGAGATACCTAATACTTTGCCACCTCCAACATCAGCCCAGTCGTTTACAGTTGTTGAACCAAGTGTTAATCCATCTGGCCCTAAATCAATAGCCATTACTTAGTCTCCAATTCTGTAATTCTATTTTTTAACATATCTATCTCTTTTAGTGCATCTTGTAATGCCGCAACAATTACTGGTGTAATTCTACCATAGTCCATAGACATCATATTTTCACTACTTGCATCACCACCCACTGCTTCAGGTACAACATCTTGCATTTCCTGGGCAATAAAGCCATGCATCTTTGTTTTATTCTCATCTTCAATAAAGTTGAATGTAGATGGTTTCATAGCAAGAAGCTTTTCTTTACCATCAGTAATTAATTCAATATTTTCTTTGAGTCTACGATCTGATGTGGTATTATAAGTTGTACCAGCAGCATCAACATATATACCACCTTCTGTAACTCCGTTATACGAAGTGTATAAACAATAGCCACCTGAAGTAGAAGAACCATTATAATTTAACCTTACAACATTACCATCAGTACGAGATGCAGAGAACATCACACTTGTTGCATTGTTTACAGCTCTAAATCCTATACCAGTGTTTGTATTACCATTACCAGGTTGGTATCCACCTGCTCCAAACTCAAAATTTCCAACATTATCAATCTCCATACGCTGTGTTGCACCACCAGAACCAGCATCGTATGAACCAGTATAAACTCTAAAATGGGTAGCTTCTTGATGGGACCATCCGCCTCCGCCCATGTATATAACTCTTTGTGAGCCAGCATCCCAACCACCTAAGGCTGTCCAACTGGTTGATGCATCATCATACTGCGCAAAGGAAATAATTCCCCCTTTGTTTGCATTTGAAGAATCAGTATTTCTAATTTGAATTACATTAAAACCGCTGGTGCCGCCGCCAAGTACACTTAACCCTGCATCAGATATGTCTGTAGTGCGAATACCAAGCCTGCCATCGTTATTCATAACAGCTTTATTAGAGCCGTTATAATCGAAATAAAACTTTTCATCACCGCCGATCGCTGGCTGCCAGTAGTTACCATCACCATTTTGGATTCGAATGCCAGCACCACCACCTGCAGCATTTCTTTGTAGTCTCATAATAGTATAATTAGTAGAAACTACATGTAATTGATTAGCTGGATTATTTGTACCAATACCAACTAAACCATCATTAGTTACACGAAGTCTCTCAATACCATTACTTCCGCCATCAGTATAAAGTATTAGATCACTATCATTGCCCGCGCCTTGATATACTGCGGCAATACCACAATCACCAGTACCCGATCTTAACACAATGTTCGAGTAAGAAAACTGCGTAGTATTGTCATTAATAACAGCTAAGGGCGCTTCACCGCTAATGCCGGTTGCAGGTAGGGTAGTTGCATCATCTCTTCTGACTACTACCTTATAATTACTATACGTGCTACCAACTGAGTCACCCATACTAATTTGACCGGATGCATGCAACCGCATCCGTTCAGTGCCAGTAGTCTGAAACTTAATTGGATAGCCGCCATCAGTGTTGATTGTCATGTTGCCGTCAACTGGCCCGACATAGCCGTTACGGCCATCAGTGCCATCAAACTCCACCAGCCCGACCATTGCGGCCTTTATGCTATCAGTGTCTGTGATGCTAATCCTTGCGTTTGAGCTTGATGCCGCAACTGTCAAAACCTCTGACGGGCTGCTAGTCCCGATACCAACCTTGCCGCTGCTGTCGATGCGCATCTTTTCACTACCTTCATACTCTACTCCAAGATAACCGCCATTGTTTGATGGGTCATCAGCAACAATATCCCAATCTCTTGTTGCAGAAGAAGAAGAAGTTAATTCGAATTGTAATTTTGCTGCATTGTAAGTAGCGGGAGTTGAATTGTATGTTCTCACTAATATACTAGTATCAGTATTAGTATCACCTCTTAGGCTTAATTTTTCAGAAGCTGCTGTTTCACCAATACCAACATTACCATTCGCCAAGATTCGAATAGCTTCTGACCCACCAGCACCTAATCTAAGAACACCATCTCCTGTAGAATAAATGAAACTACCTGACCCAGCATTACCATAATTTTGCAGAAGAAGTGTACTACTTGTACCACCTCCGCCGTCAATAACCATATTAGCCCAGCTATTATCGTCAACAATCCGTAGACCGTTGCCATCAGTTACCGCAATATCTACTTTATAACTTGGACTTGTGGTCCCGATGCCGACATGACCATTTGCAGCAACCACCATCAAGCTATCTACAACACTAATAGCATCATCACTACCATCTTCAGTAGTAGTAACAAACTCAAACATATCATTAGTCTCATCCCAGATAAGACCTACGTTATAGTTTGACGATGTAGGAGATGAATAACGCTGAACAATAAATCCAGAATCATTCACTGGTGTTGATTGTCCATTATTAAGAGTTAAGACACCATCATTCACAAGCAAGTTCTGAGTTGAGACAGTTGTTGTTGTCCCAGAAACAGTTAAGTTGCCTGATACTGTTAAGTCAGTAAATGTAGGTGAGTCGCTAGTTGCAACAGCCTGACCAATAGAGATTTGACCAGAGGATAATGCGACGCCTGTGCCTGCGCTAAAGTGTGCTCTTACCTCTGATGCTGATGGACCGGTGTATGTAAAGACACCAGAAGTAGAATTGTATGATAATGAGCCATCACCACCGCTATCAGTTGCTGATACAGCACTACGGGCTCTTGCATCTGTATAATATTGATTAGTACCTTCTGCTACATCATCTGTATCAAATGAAGTAAGATCAATGGTCGCTTCATAAGAAGAACCAGCGCTAGTAGAGACAGTTAACGTTGCATTAGCTGAGGTGTATGTAAGTCCTGATACACCAGCAACAGCTGTCTGTCCTGCTGCAGTTAGACGACCATATTGATCTACGGTGAAGGTTGCAATTTGAGATGAGTTGCCATATGAACCAGCTGTAACAGCAGTGTTTGGTAGTCTGGCATCAGGTAGCGTGCCGGAAGTAATGTCATTAGCGCTTACATTACCTACAACGGTATCTACTGTAATAGTAGTGTTTGATTGAATCTGGCTACCAGATATCTGCTGCAGTGCCATTAGTTTACCTCAAATCGTTTTATATATTTATTCAGCGTCGTCAGCTGGGTCTGGTTCTGCTGCTTCTGCAGCTAGCTTTGCTGTCCATGCTGTTTGGACTTCTGCTGTCCAGACTGCAGCAGCAATCGCTTGTACTTCAGCTGACTGGTCTGTTATATCCATATCTGGTGCTACTATATGTCTATGAAATGTGCGTGAAATTTCATCACCGTCTCTCTCAATGATAGTAGCAGTTCTAATCTGAATATGTTTGTAGTCACCTACAATTTCAATTTTATCTTCAACTGTTCTTTCTGTTAATGCCATGTTTGTGTCCTGTTAATTCACTTGATAACTTATTCCGCCACGAAGCAAAAGGTTAGTTGCAACTGATGAAAGTGAAATTGCAACACTTTCAGTTCCATTAGTGTAATGAGCTCTTAATCTTCCATAATCATTATTATTCTGAATGTCCCACGATAGATAGCTTCCGACGTGAGAAATTCCTCTATTATATGCTATAACACCGTTAGAATAATAATTAGTACCATATCCCTGCGACGAATTTGCTTTCGATGTAAAAGGTAAACCCATTATTTTTGTTTGTCCGCTCAAACCACTATTAGTTCCTGGGTTAGCTAGATAAAAATGAGCATGACAAACACCACCAACTTTTACATACCACCCCAGCCTTTCGATAAAGCCAGTAATTGTACCACTTGTCGATCCTGCTAAGTAAGGAAACCAATAACCAACCTCATAATCTTCTATCAGATTGCTTGAGCCAGTGCCACCTAAGTACACACCGCCGGATAGGTAGAGGTCTTTCCAACGCTGAACACTTCTACCCAAGTCTCCAACAGTATCCGTCACTGGAGAAAGTCTTGTAGTATTCCACTCATAGTATGCAGTTCCACCTTGAGCCAATCTTCCATTACCAGATTGAGAATTTAATGTTAATGCTACTCCACCTCTTGTGTCAATACTTCCTACAGTAGTGCTGTCTTTTTTGAACGAAACAAGACTGCCATCGCTTGTTATCCTGTTAATTGAAACAGGCTCACTATTATCTCTAGAGACTTCAAGGCGACCACCAAAAGTGCCAGCAGAAAGAGCAATACCTTCTACATTATTGATGGCTGGTAATGTATTGGTAGTCCCAACCAGTAGATTGCCGCTGTTGTCGATGCGCATTGCTTCGGCATGCGAGCCAGCAGTGTTTGTTGTGTAAAAAGCCATATAGCCATATGGATATGTACCACCGCGACCTTCGTGAAACCCGTAAATAGCAGATGATGCGACAGTATCTGTAATAGAAGAACCACTAGCGCTAAATTGTACCCCGCTATAATTCCCTGCTGTATCACTAAGATTTTCAATAACAATAGTTGGATCAGCTATCCCATCAGCATCTTTGTTAACAGATGTAGATGTTGAGGGCTTTGAAACATGAAGAACAGTCTCCGGGTTAGTATCGCCGATGCCGACATTCTGACTGCTATTAATAGTGAGAGCGTTTGTACCATTAGTGCCTAATCTCACGTCCCCTGCTTCTCTATTAAGGATCTGAAATAGAGTACCTTCTTGCTGAATATCAACCCCATCAGTAGCTGTATGACCAGTAGCATCATCAGTCATATGAATAATTGTACCACCAGTAGTAGAAGATAGTTCTACTAGACGAACAGGGGCTGTATTACCGCCAATACTCAACCGGCCGGCGCTAGTAATGCGCATTTTTTCACTACCACCAATAACAAATGATTGATCCTCACTTGAATTAGATCGGTGTTGCCATGTGGGATTTGAAACTGTTACATCACTTGCTTGAATCCAGAAACCGCCACCGCCAGTAGTTTGTGCATAGAACTGCGGTGTATCTGTAGTTGATGCTCTCGAGTAGTACGCACCTTCAACATGGACATTATATAATGGATTACTCGTGCCAATACCAATCCTACCATTCGAGGTGATGTATAATGCTGTTGTATTTGCAGCTAGTTGGACTGCTGAGCCTGTGCCTGCTGTGTTAGCAAGTTTAGATGTAGTCACAATTCCATCAGTGATAGTCGATGCTGTACCACCAATATTACCTGTAACATAACCAAAGAAGGCTGTTCCAGATGCAGGTGCTGTTGTGAATTGAATTTGACCTGTTGTGGCTAAGAAATAGTCTGTTACTGGTTCTTGAATCACACCATTTAAGCTGATAACAACTTGAGTCTCATCACCTGCAGTCACTCCTCTGCTATTTGATGTCATAGCAAAAGTGTTCGCTGAACCATTGAAGCTTGATGAAATATCATCTAGCTTATCAAAGTTGCCAAATAGAGGTTTGTTTCCTACGTATGATGCCATTGTTTAGTTTCTCTTATTCTGGTTTATCTGGCCAAACTACATCTTCAAGCGAGGTGTATGTATCAGTAATATCTCGGAGTGCTTGACGATAAGGCTTCCATGCATCTCTCGTTGACTGCGCAATATCCTCACTTTGTGTCCAATCTGACTCAGCTAATAACCGGCTTCTCTCATTTCTTAAAGGTTGAAGATCTTCAGAATTGATTCGACTATTAATTAAAGGCTCGATATCTGCCCATGCTGGTTTTTCATTACCTTCGTGGCTTACAAAATCACAATCCTCCCAAGAAGATGCATCATCTGGAATACCTAAATGAACTGATTCACCAATATGATTTGATACAACTAATTTAAGAATGTCTAAATGTTCTTGATTAGTGAAATTCATCTTATCTCCTATCACGTCCAACTAGTTAATGGGTAATTGATACCAGTTACAATACCATGATGTACATAAAAACGTCTTACATATAAAACTTGTGAGCTTTGATTAAGCGTGCTACCGTTTCCGTTTGAATTACACAGTTGCAGGTATATTGTATCACCGCTTAGACAATCTTTTGCATCAAATACGACCCAAGGTTGAGTTGCATACGAATGAACACTGCCACCTGCTCTAAAAGTAATCCCGCCCCCAGAAGATAGATAATTTTCTGGGTGATACCCTGGTTCAAATAATGGAACATAAGCGCCTTCTCTTGCATTGTACAGTCTCCAAGTATAATAATATGCACCTGATTGATTATAGCTTTCAAAAGCAACAGAAAATATAGCCGGGGAATTTGAGGGGATATGTGTACTTGACCAGCTAAAGGATTTTAGATTTGCCCAAGTTCCATTGGACGTTGTAGCTGAAGCTTCAGTGAGAGATCTAGGACCAACTTCTCCATTACCAACTGGTGCATGATGGAGAGTATGTGAACCAGCACCTCTTACTGCCTGAAGATTTCTCGGCCCATCATACCATGTTTGTCCTTCTTGTACATTGCTAGGTGATGCTGAAGAGATAATTGCCTGTCTAAGAACACCATCGCCTCTAACCGCAAAACGAAGAGCAGAGCTTGCACCAAGAACATCCATAATATCCATATCGGTTCTTGAACAATTAGACTCTACTCTTAATACTCTACCATCATTTGTTTGAGCATCTAATTTAACTAAAGGGTTAGTAATGTCACCATAATTGCGCGAAACCCATAACATAGGCGAAACACTTGTTATTGTCCCACTACCTAAACGAAGCGTTCCAAGACCGTAGTTACCAGTTGTATCCCACCTCAAGTAGGAACCTACTAGAAAATCGCCGTTACTATCAAACCGACCGCGTTCAGTACCATCAACTGTAAAGAGAATTTTTGATGAGCCTCCAGTATTTCCAGGATCAGATTCTAGATACAAATCACCGCCGCTTGCGTAAGCTTTAGCGTAGGCGCCATCAGCTGCACCTTGCAACCGTAAAGAACCACCATAAACGTGTAGCAAGTCGCTAGGACCAGTAGTACCAATACCTACGTTACCATCGTAGTCAATAATCACTCTTTCAGCAATAGTATTACCTGTGCCTCTTGTGACAAATCTAATGTCTGCTCGGTCTGCAGCATCTGATGTACTTTGAATAGCTGCTATTCCAGAACTTGAAGATCTATGTACAAATGTAATACCAGCCGCAGTTCTGTTGGAAGTATCGTCATGGTTAACTATTTGAACCCCGGGCCAAGTACTGCCATTAGTACCATCATATGTAGTTGAAAAATCTTGAGAAGACTGTATTTGTATTCCTACAATACCAGCACTTCCGTGATCGCTATCACCAACATCTAATAACACATCTGGACTGGCCGTACTAATACCAACGTTTCCATCAGAGTTGATAAACAAAGACTGTTGCCCACCACCTGATGTGTAAAAATTGTGGGACGCTGAATAGTAATTCATTGCGCCGTAGCTCGAAGTGCCTCTATTATATCTTTGTATAATACCAGCACCAATTTCTATATTATCATTACCATCTTCAGATACAACTAAAGTATACGCAGGATTAGTAGTACCAATACCAATACGTCCTGATGGGGTGATATTAAGTGCTGTGGAGTGACCAGACATTTGAATTAAGCTGGTACCGTTCGAAGAAGTAGTATTAGCTAACTTAACGACCGTAACGGCACCGTTAGCTATCTCTTCGGCTGAAACTGATGATGTAGAAATAAAGTCCGCGAGGGTACGGTTTTTTGACATACTGCTCTCGATATATTAGCGCTAATCTTGTATGTATATATTTAGCATTAAAAAAGCCCCCATTTAGGAGGCTTTAATGTCATAAAACGTATACTCGCAGGTGATTTCTTCACCTTTGCTAATATCTTTTATTGTATAGAGTAAGTATCGTGAATCTGTTCTGCGCTTCTCAATATTAGGGTCTTCTGAATGATTATAGAATGCTCCAAGAGGAGTTCTTTGAAGCTGCTCACCCCAATAGAAATGAGACATTCCTAATTCAGTGCCTGACGGAATATCTTCTGTTGCAAACAAACCAAGACCTTCTATGTCCGAATGCTTAACGGTAACACAGTCTGGTAAGGGTCTATACATTTTTATTTACATAAGTCTTCGTATTGTGTGCTATACAGACGATGCTTACTTAGATCACCTGGATGGTCAAACGCAAACATACTTTTAATCCAATTCCACATTTTACTCTCTTTAAACTGGTGCTGGCTGAGAGAATCGAACTCCCGACCTGATGATTACAAATCAACTGCTCTACCTGCTGAGCTAAGCCAGCAATGGAGCAGGAGGCCTCTACGATCGATAGCGAAGCACTCCTGCAGTAAATGGAGCAGAGCCAGTAAATAAACACTGGATGCATTCTCCTTTGTTGTAGTCCCTAACAGTAAGGACCGTCGGGTCTATTAAGCGACCAACCTATCCATTGCATTATTAAAAAGCAGTTCCACATCTGCTTTAGCACTTTTCAAAGTCGTCCTTGTAAAAGGCCCGACATTACGGCACTTCCAAAAGACAATAAAATCATATTTATCTTTAATAATTGATGCCACATGAGTACCAGTATGAGAAAAGCCTTGATGCTCTACATGACCAGTATCTAATCTTTCTTGTTTCCATTCCATTGTGTAATAGTCTCCCAATGTCTTTCAATATCATATGCTGCATACACAGCCCAAGACTTACCTCGCTTAGAGTAATTATAAATCTTACCATTGACGTTTCTATATTCATTATCGCCAATGAAAGCAGTCTCACCACCATCAGGTGGAGTCAAAGGATCAAAGTCCGCAGCAGTCATCTTCTTTTTCATAACAAAACTTTCTGTTAGAGTTTACGCAGCTCTACATAATCATCATGGATAGTCCATTCTAGATCATCACCGACATCCCATCCCACTTGATCAATAGCACCAGGAGGGAATTCGATAACGAGTTCTTTGGTCTTATTATTTTCCTGGACGGTAACTATCCAGACGTTGTCTGATATCTTCTGGTATTTCATCTTCCACTGTCCAATGATCGAGCACAATGCTCAATGCGCTAAGATAACGTTTGTTATATTCTAGATCTTCTTTGAGAAACGACGGTAGATCTTCTAGTTCGCCTCTTATAGTTAGATTGTCAATAGATTCAATAGTGTTCTCTGCACTCTCAATCAAGGTCCATGCAGTAATCTTATCTGTTAACTCCCACAGACTAGATTCCATATCCAGTTCTTCAACAGCCTTCAGTAGATCCATCGCTAAACATCTCCAATTGACCTTCTTCTTTCCTCGTGTCTTTAACGACACACCTTCTCAACATTTCGTTGAATCCAATCTCTAGCATCATCTTAGAAGCTTCTTGATCGAGCTCCAGCTCCACATACATAGAGCCATCTGTATTTTCTACTACCTCTAAAACTTCTATTTGCATATGACTAGGTATCCTTCTTCGTGGTGCTGTATATGATCGACAACGCGACCTGACCAGGCTGGATAATCCAATCCAATATCCTGTCCCTTACATATATAGGGTCCACCACTAGGATCTACCATAGTATAATTACCCATTTCATCAAGACTATAACGCTCATGGTTCTGAGAGCCTCTCCATAGAAGAGTATCACTACTAACTTCTTCAAATGACATAGTATCACCATAACGGTTCTTGAATAAATATCTTTCACTCATGACACTTGCACCGCAATATAAACACACAAAGCCAGAATTAACAGCTTACCATAATCTAGGTCGAAGGCCGTTCCTTCACCAAAACGTTTTTGAAACTCTTTCATAACTAACTCCCTAAAGAGAGCCTTTTACAGTCATGCTCAGGACCCGTATTCCTATCTAATGAGGGCGAATAGACCATTCCCACCTGCGTCTTAATTTTAAAGTCGTTTGCAGGCTTAACCGTGTTGCGAAGGAGAACATCCCTCTACTCACTCGACTATTGTAAACTATTTACACGAACATAGACATCACACTCTTCTTCAGTCCATGTCATAAACATTTCACCAGTACCAATATTCTTCTCAATATGGTAAAACTCTTCTACATATTCCTCTATGTTAACTTCTTCTTCTTCATCAACATCACAAGACATTGACTCAATACATTCACTAAGAGTAGGCACATCTACATAGGTGACCTCTTCCAAAGAACCCAGACGCTCGACCTCTTCAATACATCCACGGGATCCATACAAGATTTTATAGACACCAGCTTCAGTATGGTCGAAGGCCTCTAGATCCGCGAAGCGATCCAAAACAGGCATATCAGTAATATCAATTCTCAAAGTCATAGTATATCTCCTCTATCTCACTATACCTTTATATTAGTCCCAACAGCGAAATAAGTCAACTGTTTTCTGCATATTTTTCTATAATAATTTGACCATCTATTCCATAGCCGAGGGCTTTCAGAAACTCACCATAGGCGGTCAACATCTCATCAAGCGAAGCTTCCGTCTGCAATTCCATCTCAACACTCTTAACACATGAATACGGCTCATGCATCTTCTCTTGTTCATAAACTAACTTAACTGCCATTCTACATCCATCCAATTTGTATCTTCATCTACCAGGGTGCAACCCTCGTTCTTCATATCGTTAAAAACACCACTATTGTTCATCCTCAATCCATATCTATCTTCATGGCATTTATAACAACTCCCGGAGGAGCCATAGAACAAATAGTACGGCTCTTCACGAACACACTCTGTGATACCGCTATTCACCCTCCAGCTATCACCATAGAGATAACTACCAGACCATCCGGCCAACACCTTGTAGTAATAACCAGACGCAGTCAACGCCGTTGGTATCTTAACTACAACCCAATTGTCCGGTATATATTCACTCATCTGCCCACCTTATACGTTTTCCGTAATGTTCTTCAAATTGCTCTATAAGACTATTATAAGACAACACTTCCTCTGTCTGCAAGTCCCAAAGATAGTCACTCAACTGATTCCAATCTTCACTGTGCATAGGAGCCAGACTATATTCATCCCATCCACTATAACCACTCTTAGTATCATCACGAATGTCTATACGTCCGGCAGAATAGCTTATCTTTGTTGATACACCATCAGGTTCTAACAAACCGCGCTCTTTATACCAATGGATGTTAATAGGACCCATCCAGTTCGTGCTATATGTGACCACTATCCTAACCTCCTGCGGAGCTCCGAAGAACTAAATCTATGATCTCTCTTATTGAAATACAATTCAATGTCTCTCTTCTTACAGATATCCTTTCCGGTGAAGTCCTTATCTCTATATTCCTCACCAAGAATACGAACATCTATACTATACATCTGTAAGATATCCTCCAAGTCAACCTCTGAACAATACGGAATGATCTCATCAACATAACGAACAGCAGACAATTGTGTATATCTCTCTACCAATGTCTGAATAGGTCTGTTCTTCTCACCACGGTCTAGAGAAGGATCAACCTGTAATCCACAGATAAGGTAATCACAATGTTGCTTTGCATCACGTAACATGGATATATGACCACTATGCAATAGATCAAATGTAGAACATGTGAAGCCAGTTTTCATTGTAAAAAGTTTCTCCCAAAAATTTTGCGCGAAAAAAATTCCGGATTCGGGGTTCCATCAGAGGGAAGTTATCTCTGGGACATAGCCAAGGCCTGTAACCCGTTAACGAGATATCAGAACCCAGATAGTATCCCCTACACCGACCTAGCTAAACGATAGGGCCAGTGCCAGAGCCATCCAGTACCAAAAGAACAGTATAAAGCCTATCTCTAATAACTTCCACACTATTCCATACATCCTTTAGCCAGCCCCTCAGTAACACAAGGATCTTCAATATATCCTACCAGAAGGATACAGGCTACTAAAATACTAAACAATACAACAGTTCTCATAACAAATACTCCACAAGAGCTCCAATAAGGATAATAACTAAGCCTATCTGTACGATACGCAGCAACGTATATGTGATAGCAGAGGTTAACACTAGGCTGCCCTCTTCAATACATCTTGTGCACTAAACACTGAGAAGTAAATAGGCTTCGGCTTCAATTTACCGTTCTCGTCCTCTTCTTTCTCTGTCTTAGAGAAGCGAACGAGGGTAGCTACGGCCTTGATGCCCTTGAGCTTCTTGCCTGGGATCTTCAAGTCACGTGTTGCTTGCTTGAAAGTCATAACGGCGTCGCAATCTACCTGTGCAAGAATGGCTGCGTTACGTCCGCTGTACTCATATCCGGTTACATAATTGATCATCTTATAGTCCTCTCTCTGTTACAATAATGATTATATACACATTCACCAACTAAGGCAACTGTTTTTTTCAGCTTCCTATAATAACTTCGATCTGGCCTTCATTGTTGTAATGAAAACCTTCAATATACTGACCCCAATAACCGGCGCGCTCAACACAATTGCCGATGAGCTCATCAGCCTGCTCAGTAAACTTACCATCAGCTACAACAACAGCAGCAGAAGTCTGAAGACCCATATAGTCAAACACTATATTCACAATACCATCACTAAGCTTCTTACCATCTACAATAGCAGAACGATCATCACATGCATGTGTATCTTCATTCCATTCACCTACTGACCAAATCATTTTCATAACATATCTCCTTTATTTCATTTTATACCTTATAATAGCCTATATTTTGTTTTATGGCAACAAAAAAAGGGCCTAAAAGACCCTTATATTACAACGACTTAAGAAAAAAGTTCTGGCACCTTCTCTCCCTTTGGCTCCCGGTGGGGGTTCTCTCCCTAGTACTCTGCGCGTCTCTGGTCGGGCCCCCCTGTCTCGCACCGGCTCTCCCAGCGAGATCTTATAAGCCACCGTGAGAACGCGAATACCACTGATATACCCCATTATCCCCCGTATTATTATTTTTATTTTAATTAAAAAAGGGATTTTAATGGTTTCCCCCCTAGAATACGTGCTTGTCTCGTTGGAAGACGTGCTTATCTCGTCTATTTCTTACTAGGATGCCACCATGTTTTATTACGTCTATACGGGTTAGGCTGACGTCTATGTGCGGAGGTCGTATGGCCTGATGCTGTGAGATACTCGAATTTTCTTATGTTATTTTGTTTAGCCCAGGCTAGTGTCATAGCGAGGCTGTGTTTATTGGCCATATAGTCTCCTTTGTTATTATTTCGTGAATCTTAGTGTGTATTGTCGTCCTTCATGTATGAATGTGACTGTAGAATGAGAATAGACTGTTTTCTGTTCTTCTTCG